GGGAAGTGGAGGCAGTAACACCTTGACGAACGTTACTTATTTCGCGACATTTCCACTGGAAGTACTCCCAGGTGGTCTTCATCCTCTCATTACTGCATTCAGATGCTTTCATAATTTTCATACCGATGCCGATGGATAGCATCGTGAGAATATTAGGGATAACACTTGACATATTAGTGTTAACCGTAAGACTCTCAGCTCGTGGCGCGTTTTCTTCGAGCAATGAAACGCATTTCTGAAGTACAGAAGCAGAGATTCCGAGAACATTTGAGAGTTTGAGGGCAAAAAGAGCCCATTTCCCTGGAGTGTTGACATACAGGGATTCCAATAGGTCTATGAAGGTGTTGAGATACATAGGCCCTGTTTCAGCGGGGAAAATTCGCGAAAAGAAGGAGCCATCGATAATGGACTCCAAAAGATCATTTGTGTTATTGGAGGTGCGTGTGGCCTGTTGATCCAAATTCTGGAAGAGACGATTGAGATTGTCACGAGTGACTGAGATGTCGTCTCTAACATCGACTAGCAGATCACGAACAGTTCCAAGGTTGTCTGATGATGAGGCGAGGACTTCTTCAACCTTACGGCTGGTTGCCTCGGACTGACGAGACAAATTGTCAACTAGGGCGCGAACACTACTAGTAGTGGCAGTCACCTCGTGTTTGACGTCGTCCATGGTAGTCTGGACAGACTCGTACATCTCATCAAAGAAAACCATTTGGACTTGAACCATTGCATCAAAGTCCAAATCTTCCAACATGGAAAACCCGTAATAGAGGTCATGGTAGGAACCACGATCAAGAGGGCACAAAGACAACGTCGTGTTATGTTGTAACAAGTTGCCGTGAGGTTCTTCATTCTCGTCGGGGAAAAGTGGTAGTTGGTCAAAGAGGAAAGAGACAAGGGGTCGTCGTACGCCTTGAGCCATGGTGGCAACTGTAAGATCGACGTCTTGCTTAATTTCACGGTATACATGAGATTGAAACTCATACTTGAATTTAACCTCATTGAACATCTCCTCAACGTCCCACTGCATATTAAATATGATGTAGAAAGGAAGCGAAATATCGGTCGTGTGAGATGGTACCCAATTATGTGTTCGGTACACCGTCAAATAGGGGGAGGCATCAAACCTCCAAGGTTTCAGGACAGAATGAGTAAAAGGCGCGTCCTTGTTGGTGGTCCACATGAGAAAAGGTTCATACCATTTTGGTGAACGGAAATATTTCACAGCCACGAGTTGGAAGTGGCACAAATTTCCTGCAAGAGATTCATCACGGAGGAGTTTGGTGGGATGTATAATCATCACTGGATGATTAGCCGTTGGGTGGTCCATCAAATGGAAGCCCCAAGGGAAACACCTCATGCGATTCCAATCTTGGTTGTTCATGATGTGAGATAAAATGGCAATATTATCATTCTCATATTCTGGTTGCTGAAGAATAGCAGCAATATTCAACGCGTCTTGGTGTGTTCGATAAAGACGCTTAAACCAGAATTTTAGACTGTCGAACGTACGCTCGTCAGAGACGGACTCGCAAACCGAAATAAGGAGATCCGCATCGTTCTCTGACACAGCATCAACTTCCTCGTTGACTCCTTCTCCTTCTTCACCAAGTGGGTTATAAGATGTTAAAGCTAAGCCCACTAAATTGAAGGCCAAGGTGGTTGGACTACAGGCGACACGAGAGTAACGTTGAACTCTTTCGATGACTTGAATTTCATGGAGCTGGGTGTCATGAACACGGTTCATACGTGAACGCATGTCAGCTCGAGGGAGACGATACATTTGAACGTCCACATCCTCGTGTGCGAAACTCTCGTCTTCGAGATTCAGATCATTTAGTGCCGGGATGGGCCAAGGGTCGTAGCGGGGAAGAGTAGTAGTGGTCTGCGTGGCAGCATACACTCTAGCGCACCTTTCAACATTGTTATAGTGGATTCCTCTGTATCCACCAACCTCAAAATCGTTGGATAAATTGCATCTGAACTCTATCCACTTTGGTAGGGAGAGGTCCGTCCGCTGGTATGAAGGACAATGCAAGTAGTGGTAATGAGAAAACTCTGACCACAATTCGCTGGCGGTATCTCCAGCATTTTGAGGTGGTTTGGCGTGGATGGTATAAAAGGCTCGCCGGGGACAAGTTGCGGGGGTCTGGAATACCACGTAGTTGTTGGTTGGAAGGCTAGTATAAGGATTGATGCCGCCCTGTTCGTAGTATTGATTCTGGCGCTCGAATGTACGATACCAGTCGTTGTTGACTTGAAACCTGGCAGCCTGATGTCCTCCAATAACGTATTGTGGTACATCCACATCTGTGAAAGCTGTGAAGTGCATACCGCCAATCCAGTACAAGAACATCTTAGCCAGAGCGACTGGCATACATCCACCACGTGCGTAGCCTGAGGTCTCAAACAGCATAGAAAAGGGAGAAGCTGGAATGGGTTCTGGCCAATACTCGAGGTTGACTTTGACTTCCTTCGATGGTTGAATCCGGGACTTGAACATACGACAAAGGTACGTCTTCAGATCTATGAATGGTATGAAGGGAGCAGGACGATCAGATCCAATAAGTGCTGAACCTAATGTTGACGGTGGTGTGATGCCAACATTCTCAACTGTCTCCTGATCGCCGACCCCTTGGGCCACTGTCACAAACCCATCAAGGGCACAGAATGGTGAGAAAAATTTCAGGTCTGTGCCTCCTCTCCTCCACACTGAAATATCGATGGAGGTAGCTCCAGTTGTTGGGAGCATAAGTGGCGTCTCAAGAATGACGTGGAGAAAGCCGTTAATTCTTCCCTGAGCGCTTCTGCCGTTCTTTGCAGTAGCACGTGTGCGTCCATAATAGTCCAACTGTTGCCAAGGGACTTTAATAGACTTGTAGGCGCGAGATCCAGTGAAGGTTACGGACTCATTGATGGAAACGGAGCCCTGAGTCAAGGTGGGTTGAGATCCAGACAGCTGCCACACAAATTTGAGAGTGAAAGTGTGGAGAAAAGATTTGCTGATATAGAATTCATATTCCATATCTCCGTACCAGAGTTCTGATAAATAGCTGACAAGAGCACAACCATCAAAAGTCATGTTCTCTACAGCGACTGGTGTAACGGGACATCGCCACAAAGGAAGATCTGGTGCATCGGTTCTCTTGATGTTAAAGGTACCGAGATATCCTGGTTGTCGTTTCAGGAACTCTACGCTGGTAGAGCACTCAGCAGTGTTGACGTCCTCTCGGGCAAATCTAATGCATCCGTTACCGAGGATGGGATCGGTATCGTCTGGAGCTTCGAACCGGCTGGTACTGGGAGTGTACACAACCTTCTCTGCTCCCTGGGCGACTCGAACACCACTACTACTAGGGGTGGGATCGGGAATTGGATCCGGGGGAACGGGGGTGGGATCAAAGGGAACATCATAAATGAGGGAGATATTTGAGGGCGAAATCGGAACTGAGAAGGATGGATTCTCGAGACGAATATACATTTGCATGGTAATCGTACTACTCTCGCCTGGTGGGGTTCGATGTTGTCCGAAAACCATGAAGATGAAATCACCCCACAATTTCCTATCCTGGCCGATGGTGTTGACTTCGGTTTTTGTGTGCAGGATAATGAAAGGGACAAGCAGGGGCCACGGAACATGGACTACAGGCTGGACGGACTCACAAAGTGAGAACATAGCTCCGTCGATGGTGCGTGACGTGACTTCTGTATAAGCATCGTCATTATCGTACCTCAAATCCAATCGGGGGGGCTGGTAATAGACCTTAGCGAGGCCTTGGGCAGTCATGGGCATGTTGTAACGAAGCTCAATTTTCATGGAATCAAATTTGAAATAATCAAAAGAGCGAGCCATTTCTTTAAAGGGGCCATGCGCGTTCAGAAGGTCTAAAATGCTGAATCGCTGATAAGATCCTATCTCCATATCACCACTCCACTCTACTTTGCCAACGAGATAGTCTCTTGAGATGACATCTGAAATGGTCCAGTTGTTATCTCGCTCCGGGGCAGTGGAATCGGGGATGGTAGTGCAATCATTGGTTGCTAAGATGGCTGTGGTGTCGACGTCCAAATCATGGACCTCCTCACGAGCGGTGACGAGCCCGCCTACGTCAGTCTGAACGGGTTCCGTCATAGGAAAAGGAGAGCAAGTTCGGCGATGGAAATGCCGGTCTGTACTATTCCGTTAACCCTTTCGGCTTTCTGGTTCTGTTTGCTGGCGTCTAACTGAGCTTTTCGGTCGTTAGCTTCTATTTGGTCAGCACGAGTATCCCAAGGGGAGAAATCACCACTTCCAGTGCCAATAGGACTGATTTTAGGGAAGGTCTTGTAATAATTACAGATAGCAGTACTGGCGGTAGCTGCTACGTTGCCTGCACCAAAAGCTACTGACTGAGCTTTCGAAAGTGAAAAGGATTTCTTTTGTTGTTCCAAATTCGCTTCGGTAGTGAAGGGCGCCGAGGTAAGGGGGCGGGTAGTATTGGTTCCCACTGTTGTACGTCCCGAGCCCACTGTTGAATTGGCTCCCAATCTTTGGTTTCCGTCGAGTTTCCGAGGTTTGAGTTGTTGTTTACGAGAAACGTTTTCGTTGATATTTTCTTCGAAAACACTTCTAGCCCTGTTGACAGCTTCTCGGTTTTGAACTCCGTAACTTGTAACGTCTGTACCGACGTATTTGGACTGGTTTCCGGGATTAAAAAGTGGATTCCTTGAGGGTGTTGCACCCGGTGGGAATGAGGGTTCAATGGGTCGAACGTATTTAAAACCGTTTCGGTACTCGGCAGATAAATCGGCCTTACTCGAGCCAGGTTGGTGTTTAAAATTTCCGGGGGTAATCTCTAAAATGTCGTGGACAGTGTCTCCAGGAACAAAATTAATTTTGGGAAAAGGGAGTTGAACTTCACGGGCACCAACTGAATTGTAAGCGCCGGAGTGGACAAAAGGAGATCTACGATCACGGGAAACTAACTTCGCTGGAGGAGGGACGGCGTTATAACTGGGGACGATCTTAGTTTTGGCTATTGATGTAGGTAAAGGTTGAGGTTTGGGGGCCTCAGAATGGTTTTTAATGAAAATATCGGAAAAACCGGGTTTAGAGCTTGACATAATAGTCAGAAAAGAACGTTGTTAGATAATTTTATCTTTGATTGAGCACAAAACGAAAACATTTAAAAGGCAGCCATTTTGATATAATAATAAATTCATGAAAGATAAAATTGTTTAAACCGCACTCCGCCGGCACACCGGATTCCTAGCAACTAAGCACCCTGCTAGGTAGGCTAACACGCTAACCCAAGCGTATCGGGCTGCCATGTCTCACACATCGCAATAAATAATGTGAGTGTCATGTTCACAGCTTTCAGGAAACGGACCGTAAGGGCGGGATCAACCTACATAAAAGGAAGAACAGGTGTTCCGTTGTTTAGTATAAATACAGAGCTTCATCGCACCCGCTCAGCCCAACGGAAAACAGGTTATGCTAATACGATACTGGAATACTCCGATGCGGCGCGACCCGCTAGAATAACCAGCCGAGAATACTCAAATTCGGTCTATCTCTCCTACTCGCGTAGCGGGCGAACCTCGACTCTACGAACGAATGCGGTCATGATAGCGGGGATCCGAAAGTGAGCGATGTCTGGGACTGACATCGGATGGGTTGGGATTAGACTGCAAGATAGAAAGATTTAGGGTTTGAAGAGAACCCCAACACAAAATAAAAATAAGAAGGGTTGTATTTTTGGTATTTTATTTTTATTTATATATGATACGACAAAGGACGGTCCAAAGAAGTAGAACTTTCCCACATATACTGATTCAGGCTCAAACAGACTGTGTCTAGACAACCGAATCTCGATAGGTACTAGTAAAACTAAGGACTCAAAGACGTAAATCTATGAAACTATATATTTAAACTAAAAAGTGCAACATTTAACGTATGCTACAGAGCTAGTCGGACTAGAACGATGTACGAGACGCGTCACGTATAATAGGCAAAATAAATGCGTAAAATAGGTGCGGCGCCTGGTCGAAAGTCTAGCGAGACCGAACAACGTCCAAAAGGGTGAAGGATTAAGGAGGGGTGCATAAAAGCACCC